CTTTGTATTCTTTTGCTAGCATCTGAGCTTTTCTTGCAGACCATTGTCCTGCGCTACCACCTTTGCTTCCTGCTTTGATCTTGTTAAACAAGTTCTTACGCATAGTGGGCTTAGTATAGTTACCTGCCTTATTAACTGTAGACTTTTTAACTGCCATGTTATTTCTTCTTAGCTTTAGCTTTGTTTTTTCTGTAGGTCTTAGCTCCTGCATCGTTTCTAAGAGTCTGTATAGCCGCCTTAGCTTGTTTATCGTTTAAAGGCATTGCTCTTGCTCTTTTAGCCGCAGGTTTTGCTTTTGGTGTAGCTTTTTTCTTTGCGGGTGGTCGTCCAACTTTATTACCGTATGTACCTTTACCTTGTGGCATTGTATTCTCCTACCATTTAGATTTATTAGCCCAGTATGCCGCAGACATCTTACCCTTAGCGATGTTCTTAGCGTGTCGAGCCTTGAATGATTTACGTCTTGCTTTTTCCGATGCAGTCTTTGGATTCTTACCTGCACCTGAAACACCTTGCTGTCCATAACGGATAGTCTTTACCTTATCTCCTTCCTTAGCTACAACTACATGACTTTTAGTAGCATGATTAGGAGTTCGTTTAGGTTTGTTAAAACCGCTAACTCCTGCTCTTATCAATCTAGGGTCTTTAGCCATTAGTACGTCCTCTCTCTTTAATTGCTACTTCTCTTTCCTTTAATAACTGATCGGAAACTTTGAGCCTACGTTCAAACTCACGGTCATCGTCGTTGCCTTCCCGTATGTTAGTAGTAACAGCTTTAATCTTGTCAATCTCTAACTCTTGAGGAATAGCTTGAGCCTCAGTAGAAAGCTTTTGCGCTCGTGCTTGTGATTCGATAGCTTGTCCTTCTAAGGCCGCAGTCTGTGACGCTTGGAATGCCAACTGTGATTCCTGAGCCGCTTGTTGTGCTTGTTGTGCTTCAGGGTCAGGCTGATTAGCTTTTTCAAGAGCCGCTATGAGTTCCTCACGATTACCTACGTTCATGTTATCAATGATGGACATGATAAGCTGTGAGTACATTGGAGTTTCAGGCGACATAGTTTGTAACAACTGTACAAGCTGTGTAACTTCGTACTCACGAGCAATAATACCCAGTGAGCTTGATGTGTGAAACTTGTAGTCAGCAACAGGATATGATTCAGGATTAAACTGCATATATCGGTGTGCGGCTTTAGTTACAAAAGGAATCAGGAAAGATTCTTGGAAGTTGATTAAAGTTCTCTTATGGCGCTTAATGATAGCCCCTAAACTCATGGAAATACCCGCGGCAGTGGAGTCACCGTTTATTGATCCTGAGATACCTGCAGAATCAACAGCGCCTGTAGCTGTCTGTACCATGCGTTGTAAAGCATCAGCCTGTGCAAAACTAATCTGACTTACATTACCAAAGTTAAATGGCTGTATAACTTCATTAGGCGCACCGTTAGTTAAGATAACCTTACCTGCACGTACTTCAGGTCTAGCACCCCTAGGCATACGTGTAGCGTCCATAGCTAACATAGGATGTATAGTAAGAGCAAGCGCATCAATTCTAGCTCGTATTTCAGCGTCTAACGCCTTTTGAGAGTTATATCCTTTCTCACATACTCCTCTACCCCAAAAACGACTAGGAACAACATCCCAAGGGAATGCGATGATAGGCCTATCACCCATCATGTAAGGATTAGCTTCAGCCTTTAATAAAGTCCCATCGTTAGCTACAACAACAATAGCTTCCACATAATAACCTTTATTTTCTTCATCGTCATCAACTAATGTAGCTATTTCTTCCGCTTCGGATTCCTTTTGAGCCATCTCTAATAGATGTCTAGGCACTAAACCGTAGTATTTAGTCAAACGTACTTTATTATCATCGTGTGCTACTAGGTCTTGATCTGGTTCTATATCAAAATCAGGAGCCGCCGTTGCTACTTCTACATTCCTATAGATACCTTGTTCCTGTAACTGCTCAACTAAATGTAAGGACACGAACTCATCTACAGCACAACCCAAAGCTTCCTCTACGGAGGTAGCTAAAGGGTCTATTAGGAAGTTCTGAGGCATTACAGGACGGAGTTTAACACAAGTCTTTTCCGTTATATTAACACCAACTGCTGTTAATTCGCCTCCCATAACAGGTTGTGTTGCAGGGGCCATTTCTTTTTCTTCCTCAAGGACAATCTCCGCAATACCTGTGCCAAAAACAGCGGCATTTAAAAGACACTCAGCAACACCTTTTCGTACTCTGTTCTTTTTAAAGTCTTTAAATAAAGTCTCACGGAGTAACGCAATATCTCTCTTCTCTGTGTCGTTTACATCGTCTTCAATGTCAAACCAACGGCCTCGACCAAAGGTTGCTTCCTCTAATTCAGCTACTGAGGACTCTACTGCTTGCTGTAGGGCAGGACTAACAATTCGTGATCTTTCTGAGTCCCTAGTTCTATCTGCGGAAGACCACTGACCTCGCCACAATCGGTAATATTCATCAAATTTACGTGAATAATTAGTATCAAAGTGATCACGCCATCCTTGACATTTGTTAATTATCCAACCTTCAAGTGTTTGTTCCAATACAAATTGATCTTTTTCTTCATTTAGCATATTAATACCCTGCGTATGCGTCTAATAGTTGATATTCCTCTTCCTCAAAGTCCGATGTGTATGCTATATTGGCTAATTGATCTATGTAAGCTAAGGAATCAATTAAATCATCGTGAACTAATTGGTTAGGGAACTGAAATAATTCATCAAGAAACTGACTGTTCCATTCTCCTTTGTTTAAGGAAATTGTACCGTGTTCAAATCTACCTTGTAAAGCCCAAACAATTCTGTCGGTTTTCTTTTTATTACCGTGGGTAAGCTCATCTACTCTAAAAAACCGTTGATTCTTCTTCATGTAGTCGCTTAAGTAAGGAAGCACAGCATTTTTTAATGCGCCCTTCTCTATACCTACTGCTACTGGTTGGTAGTCTCTGACTGCTTGGAAGATTCTTCGGGCAGTCTCTTGGACACCCCAACGCCCATGTACAATATTAGCGACCCACCAACCTTCTTCGTTTGCTTTAACAATCGAGATAGCCGTTTGGTCAAGTCTTTTTGTCTTCGTTGTAACTTTAGCGACATCCGCAAAACCCGCCAAGTCAACCGCAATGTAAAACTGACCTTGTTCAGGCTCTTCCTCAGAAAATTTAATATACTCTTCTTTGAATAATTCACTACCTTGAGCCTCAAAAGATGCCATAAATTCTTGACGAAAGGAAAAAGCTGACATGGATTTCTTAGCCGCTTCTATTTCCTCAGGGTCTAGCAACGGGTTATCGTAGCTTGTAAAGTGATAACCTACAAAAGTAGGGTCATCCGATACACAAGCATATGTGTATAAGTCATAAAAGTGATTCCTACCCATTGGAGTACCAATAAATAGTGCATCGCCTTTTTGGTCAGCCAAGGCAGGTCTTAGTATTTGCTCCCATACCTCAGGCTTCATGTCAGCGTACTCATCCATAACCAAGAACCTAAGACTGACACCACGCATGGTTTCCGGTCGATCTGCTCCCTTAAGGGCTATGGTTGCACCGTTGACTAATTTTATTTGTAAGTTATTTACATGACTAGTGGCTATGACAGGATGGCCTATCTCTAGCAAGACTTGCCACATAATGTCCCTAGCCTGTCCCTGTGTAGGGGCAACGTAGAACACATGTCCACGTTCGGCTTGTAAGGCTCTAATAATGAGCATCCAAGCGGCTAATCTACTTTTACCTGTACGTCTACCTGCGGCTATTACTTTAAATCTTGTTTCATCATTAAAGACTTTTTGTTGCCACGGTAGTAGCGATACATTAAGCTCAGTCAATTAATAAGTCCACATTACTGGGCTAAGATCATCATCGTATAAATCACGGGTGTCAACATGCACAAAGCTACTAGCAACTCCGATTCCTGTGAATCCAAGCGAAATGGCTTGTTCCACAATTTTAAATCTTTGTATACCGTCCGTAACTTTAATGTCTGCCGCATGGCCTTGTGAATGCTGTCCTGCAACTTTTTTCTTAGCCTCTATAGGGTGTGAAGGGGAGCGATAACCGCTAGTGATTACAAACGGGAAACCGCAAGCTTCCCTCAGTTCATCCAATCGTTCAATGAACTCATCCTTAATTCTATTCTCACCTGTGTACTGACAGGCAAACTCTTCTCTGGAAAAATACTTAGCCATCTATATACTCTCCTTCTATATCATTATCACCCGACACCACGGTAGTCTCACCGCCAACGCCTGTAATATTGATCTGTATGGCTGACCTACCTGCTCCTTTAACTACATCCTTTTCAAAGACAGCAGTAGGGAGGATTCGATCCATAACTAACTTCCATGCGGCGGCTTGGTTTTTATGATCATCGTTTAGGGCCGCATCAAAGATTGACTCTAACACTTTACGAGACTTAGGGGATGTCAACATCCGACTTTTGTACTCGTTGATGATTGCCGCATCACCCTTCGGCCTACCCCTAGACAAACCAGTAGTGCCTTTCTTTCTTGACACAACATCTGACTTCTTAGGGCGGCCTTTCCGCTTCGCGGATGGGGCTGACTCTACTTTTACTTCACTCAAGGTATTTCCCCTTATGTACTTAAGGATACTTAAGTAAACTTTACTATATTCTTTAATTTTAAAATTAATAAAATACTTAAAGCTTACTTAAGGATACTTAAGGGCGATCCTTGTTTTTCTTTACTTTACTATATTAAATATTATAGCACATCCTGAATCAAAAGTCAAGCTTTATTTTAACTATTTACTAACTATTTATGACCAATCAGGCCCCCTTGTGTGTCAACTTATGTTGCCCTTTATACACAGATGTCAACCCCAAAGGGCCAACCTGTGTTTCCTTATGTAAATCAATGACTTACGGATACATATGTATACCTCCTCTTTTTCCTAATTTCACCTTTTTTGTATACCAGTGGGTACTGTAACAATCTTGCGATTACCCACGGCCCCCCCGCCCCCTAAAGTTATCCACAGGTTATACATAAGTTATCCACAGTATCCACGGCCTGTGCATAAGTTATCCACAAGTTATCCACAGGTTATACACAAGGCTCCATGTTGGCACGGGTATTGCATGGGTGACCAAGGGCCGCCATTGGGTCGAGCTTGTGTTTGACAGATGAAGTGTGAGTATGCTATAGGATACCTATAGAGCCCTATGCAAACATCATGCCAGTTATGTATTCACAAGATGAATGATGATTATATAGTTTGCATTATATACATTGGCTGATCATTCAGGCACTGTAGCACTTCATTCATTTATACAGGTATATACACATGGCTACTACTCATACGACAATTAAACAAGCTAAGGCACTCGCGGCAGAGTTGGTACTAGGTACAGCGGTTAAAACTGCAGTCACTGACGTTGTAAGCGAGTTATACAGCGAACATATCGCCACTGGTAAAGGCGCGGAAAAGGTACTGGTTGCACTCTGGGAGGGTTGCGCGGTTGATAAACCATCCCTCGCGGTGATTCGTTCAATCTTCAATAGAGTCACTAAGCGTATACATAAAGAGTTAGATATAGACAAACGCGCTATGGTGGTCAAGGATGGTAAGTTAGTCGAAGCACAATTGCGCGGTACTGGTAAAGGCACGGGCAATGGTGGTGGCGAAGGCGATACTAGTGAAGCGTCTACAGGTGCAAGTGTAATAGCACCTAATGGCAAAGCTTTATCACCCGTTGAAGCACTAGCGGAAGCATTGTTTCAAGTGTCGGCATACGCGGAGGAACTCGCTAGAATAGAACAAGATGGCGAACTGTCACAATCAATTATAGACGTAGACATTGCTCTCTGTCAGATCAAAGAGAAATTATTGGAGGCACTAGAACCACTTGATAAAGCGGCGTGATAGCTGTATCCTAGATGCCGTTAAATACTAGCGGCATTTATGGGTAAAGTTATAACAAGTTACAATTATTGGAGCAATACAGCATGATTAAACTATCAAAAGCAGGGAAAATGCCCTGTAGGTCTTGGAGTCTACAGGCATTGGATACGTGTCCTGCGTCAAAAGATTCTAACGGTGATCTAGTCCCTGCGTGTAAGGGATGCTACGCCACAAGCGGAAACTATAGGTTTCCTAATGTCAAAGCACCAAGGGAGCATAACAAGGAAGATTGGAAGCGTGATACATGGGTTTCTGATATGGTCGCAGAACTAGACAATGATAGGTATTTTCGTTGGTTTGATTCGGGTGATATGTACAGCATTAAACTCGCTCAAAAGATGCTTGAAGTTATGCGTTTGACTCCATGGTGTAATCACTGGCTACCAACTAGAATGCACAAGTTTAGCAAGTTTGCCCAAGTTATCGCAGATATGGAAGCATTGCCTAACGTGGTTGTCAGGTTGTCCAGTGATGGCGTACTAGGTGAAGTCATCCCGAATGTGGCAAACAGTAGCACTATATTGCCCACAATCAGCCACAGTTTAAAAGGCGTTACAGTTTGCGAGGCTAGTACACGCGAGGGCAAATGCGGATCATGTCGCGCTTGTTGGAAAAAAGATATTTCAGTAATCGGATACCCTGCGCATGGTGTATCAATGAAAAAACAAATCAATAATCTAATAGCTATTGGAGGCTAATACAATGAAAAAGGCATTTGAGCATTTTAGTGATGAATATATGTATCTTGATTGGGTGAATAATTTCCTGACAGTAGCTAGGTTCGCGGAATATTACGAAATGAGCGAGGAACAAGCCCATGATCTAATCAAACGGATGCGAATGGAGTAAACACCACAAAGCCTATAGTTTACATCCTTAGGCTTTCTAGTGTTTATTAGTAGGGTAGCATAGCCTAACCCGTTAAAGAGGCTTAAAGTGGATTGTGAGAGGTTTTGAGGCATGGATAAGTTAAAGCGTATGTTTTTTGAGACAAATCTAGCAAATTATGTTGTGGTGATTTGGGTAGGTGTAACTATTGGCTATATGTTGGCCGCTAACTTAACATAAGGGAGAGAAAGGCATGAATAATAGCAGAGAACCCGAAAGTGATTTTTGGTCATGGTTAGGCGTGGTAGTTTTGCTCGTAGTCTATACAATGGCTAGTACGTTGGAATTTTTTAGCTTAATTCCTTGATTTATAACTTGTTACAATTAGAGGTGATTTATGGTGCGTTTTATGGAGAACAGAAAGGAACTGCGCGGATTGATTAAGCAGTTAAAAGATGGAGGCTTTACGGTAACAAATAACGATGGGTGGTATAAAGCATTGGATGATGACGATACGGAAGTTATGGTAGCAATGCCCCATAGTAACGGGTCGTATATGCTTAATTTAAACAATGATTATTTCGACGAAGCAGGGAGACACTAAGATGCAGATTGAAGGATTGACACAGAAAGAGATTGTATCGGCACAGTTCGACGCTCTCGCTCGCTTAGGGGATGAGAGAACCTATGCCCAGAACTTGCTATATGACAAGGTAAGGAGAGAACACTTAGCTAATGTACACATGGAGGGTCTAGAGAGTGTCTATGCTTGCAGACCTTTCACAGAGCATTCTAAGCAGGTAATGCGAGATAAAGTAGTATCATTTATGGCTAATGTTTATGGGGTGGAGTTATGAACTGGCGAATAGGTAAAAATACGCTGTCGATAGAACCACGCAATGGTACAGGTATTGATATTGAGTTTGTGGATTCTAGGGCAGTGTGGACGGTTAGCGAGAACGACCCTTTAAGTTTACAGGCAATGCCCTTTAGTGGTACAATAATACTACTACCGCTACTGGTAATCTCCTATGGTTACGTCTATAAGACGGAGGAACTTGACAATGAGTAGGATAAAGGAACGCTTGATAGGGTACGAGGGAGGCGATGATAACGACGTTAGACCTATTACCCGATTGATTGATGAGATGGTTGATTATGAAATGTTAGCCATGACATTACAGGAGGCGCACCAACGCGCAGAGGATAGCGTTAGGGCTTACTACAATACCCTGACAGCCAAAGAGTTTTTAGACCAACATAAGAGGGCTTTTAGCCATGAGTAGATGCAAAGCGTGTGACGTTATAATGAATGAGTTTGAGATGAGGAAGATTGACAGAGCAACAGGTGACTACTCAGAGTTGTGCAGTAATTGCCTGTCAGCATCCAATGAGGCAACGACAGACAGCCCTATGCAGATCATTCTTGATGACCTTGTAAATCCCTTTGAATTCCTAGCGGATATGGAGGAACAGTAATGGAAATTAAACTATGTCAATATGAAGTGTTAGAGGCGATAGAGGAATACATCAAAAAGAAATATGATTTTGACCTAGACTGTTATAATCAGCTAGAAGAGTATCCGACAATATCATATCTTAAACGTATCCATGCTCCAAAGAAGCACAAAAATGGTAAGGTTATGAAACACCCAGACTACGGTTATGTGCTGAGTGAGGTTGTAAAGACTGAACAAAAGTATATTCCCTTTGGTGAGGATTGTGATTTTAGTTTTTACATAACAGGAGAGTAGTATTCATTAGATGAATAATGGGTATAACTTTTAATGATTGAGGTTATGCCCTAATTCATGCTATACTATACTTATGTATTAAAGGAAAATATTTAATATATAATTATAGTATTAACCAAACGATCCTTAAGTATAGGATCACAACCAACGATAGAGGAAATATAATATGTCAGTATTAGAAGGTTTATTAGCGTTTGAGAATCTTGATGAACACGAAATGTATCAGGGCCAATCAACTGGTAAATTTTCCGTGGTGTTGTCATTAGATGATGAGACAGCGGGAGACCTGTCAGCTAAGGGTGTTAAGATGCGAGAGTATGAAGGTGTCAAACAACGCAAGTTCAGCACTAAGTACGATGTACCTGTCTTGGACGCTGAGGGTTCACCCTTTAAAGGTCGCATAGGTCGTGGGTCTAAGGTGCGTGTGTTGTACGCTGAGGGTCAGGAACATCCTGTACATGGTGTCTCAACCTATCTTAATAAGATCAAGGTCTTAGAGGTAGCGGAAGATACTGGTGGAGAGGATTTTTAGCAGTGTCATCTACCTTTGTTAAACATGAGCCATGCCCTGCGTGTGGCTCTAAGAACAACCTAGCAAGGTACTCCGATGGTCACGCCGTTTGTTTTACAGGCGGTTGTGACCACTACGAGAGGGGTACAGGTCAAGTTGTAAACGTAACACCAAGTATAACGAGGCGATTAGAGATGACAGGAGTAGTAGCGGCAATCCCTGACAGGCGTATCAGCCAAGCCATAGCACAAAAATATGGCGTGACGGTTGAGTACAATGCTCAGGGGCAAATTGTCAAGCACCATTATCCATACCACGATAAGGACTCAGGTACGCCTACGGGCACTAAGGTTCGCATTGTGGACAACAAGAGTTTTTATGCAACAGGGGAGTTCGGCAATGTTGGGTTGTTCGGTCAACAAGCTTTCAAGGGTGGCGGTAAGTACATTACGATCACAGAGGGCGAGGCAGACGCACTTGCCGTTCACGAAATGTTTGACGGGAAATGGCCCGTTGTCTCCATTAGAAGTGGCGCAAGCGGAGCATCAAAGGACATTAAAGAAAACCTTGAGTGGTTAGAATCCTTTGAGAACGTAGTAATTTGTTTTGACAATGACAAGGCAGGACAGGAGGCATCCAAAGCTGTACTTGATCTATTCACCCCCAACAAGGCTAAGAATGTCACCTTGCCTATGAAGGATGCAGGGGATATGCTCAAGGCTAACA